CAACTTATGAAACTTGTTGGCAGCCAACGCCCAGTTAGTGCTGCAACCGTTGAAAGTACTGCTGAAGCACTTGGTGCAGAATTTACAGCACGTAGCGTAGCTAGTAAACTTCGTCAGCTTGAAGTAGAAGTTGCTAGCATGGCCAAAGAAAAAACTAGTGCATTTACTGAAGATGAAGGTGCTGAACTTGCCGAGTTTGTAATTAGTAATGCTGGCGAGCTTACCTATAAACAAATCGCCGAAGAATTCATGGATGGCAAATTTACTGCTAAACAAATTCAAGGCAAATTACTAGCACTTGAACTCACTGCTAGTGTTAAACCAGCAGACAAAGTAGAAGTTGCCAGAACATACACTGATGCAGAAGAAGCGAAGTTTATTCAAATGGCAGAGCGCGGTGCATTTATTGAAGATATTGCCGCAGCACTTAATAAAACTGTTGCTAGTGTTCGAGGTAAAGCTCTTAGTCTTACGCGCAAGGGTCAGATTGCTAAGATTCCTGCACAGAAAAATAGCTATGCCAAAGAGAATGTTGATCCTGTAGTTCAATTAGGTAATAAAATTCATCAGATGACTGTTGCAGAGATTGCAGCGGCTGTTGACAAAACAGAGCGCGGTCTTAAGACACTTTTAACCCGTCGTGGTATTAAAGTTGCAGATTATGATGGAGCTGCAAAACGAGCTAAAGCAGAAGCCAAAGCTGCCTAAGTAGTAATAAAAACCCAGGCCGGGAGAGGTAAAATGCTCCCGGCCTTTTTCCTTTAGGCCAGTATGAAAGTTACAATTACCTATCATGATAATCAGAGTTTTACAGTAGAAGAAGTAGTAAAATTAGCTACTGACAACTATGGCCGCACTGCACAAGTTGAGGTAATGCCAGAATCTACAATGGCTTACGATCATATATACTTCGGCCTACAACAGTTAGTAACGCATGAGCAGCTTAGCTTATTGTTCGAACGAGATGCAAGCTATCAACAAGATATTAAACGATTACGACAAGAAGTACTATACAAAGTAACGGAAATTATAGATCAAGTTATCATAGACAATGAATCGAAAGTAGGTTAATTTGGATACAAGTGCAGTAGTCTTAAATAAACTACTAGCAGAGCAAAACCTAGAATTATGGGCACGACTCAAGCTAGTATTTTTAGACCCTGCGTACAGCTCTCTTTACAGTGCAATCAATAAACATTATGAAAAGTACCATCAGGTACCTAGTTTTGATGATTTAGCATTAACCATAAGGGAGGGACCAGCGTCTAAGACGTTAGCTACTCTCCGCTTAACGGAAGTGCCTGACGTTAGTGCAGAAATTGCACTAGATGCATTAATAGATCAATATACACAAAACGAAACTGTAAAATTATTAGACAAATTCGTAGATAAACTGCCACTTTACGATACTAATGAAATAAAAGAAAACTTATCTACTATAGCTATGACTATAGAGGAAAAGACCCATACCAGTGAAAAAGTATTTACTATGGCTGATATGATGTTATTTCGTCACCCAGACGATTTGGAGAAAGAACGTGTTTATTTGGGACTTAATAATACTTTTGATGCTGTTCTTGGTGGTGTGGCTAGACAAGAACTCATACTCATCGGCGGAAAGCGAGGCAGCGGTAAAAGTATTACTAGCAGTAATATTTTTATTAATCAGTATGAGAATGGGAATAGCTCAATATATTTCTCTATAGAAATGACAGCATACGAGGTTATGGAACGTAATCTTAGTATACTAGCTGGTGTAGACCTACAAAGATTAAAGCAAAATAAACTAACTGATGACGAAGTACTAAAGGTAGTAAAAGCTAGAGCAGGCATGTTTCAAGAATCAGATCAAACTGTACTAGACTTCTTACGTCATCGTGATAGATTTAAATTTGAAGAAACTCTAGTGCGAAATCATCAACTAAAGCCAGATAATCAAATGATTATTGTTGATGACAGAGACCTTACCATTAGCAGTATTGATCTACATATTGGCAAAGCCAAAGCTAAATTTGGTGATCGGCTGCAGGTTGTAGTAGTTGACTACTTAAATCAAATTGTAATTGAAGGTGCTGATATGTACGACTGGAAGCCTCAAATTGAGGTATCAAAGAAACTAAAGAATTTAGCTAGAAAGTACGAAGTTGTCTTAGTAAGTCCCTATCAAATTGATGCAACTGGTGAGGCAAGATTTGCTAAAGGTATATTAGACGCTGCCGACATTGCACTGGTTATGGAGGCACACGATAAAAGTAGTAATGCTATTAGTTTTGAAACTACTAAAATTCGTGGCGGAAAAGAGATGAAATTTACCAGTCCAATTGATTGGGAAACATTAAAAATTAGTCCGCAGAGTATAGAAAAACCACAAGAAAAAGAAACAATTAAAAAAGCCGGAAAGAAAAACTTAAAACAAGATGATGCTAGTGCTGATTTACCTTGGGACGCATAATGACAGATCCAATCCTAGAACTACTACAAAAGAACAGCTTAGCTTATACAGTAAGTGGCAGAGACTACTTAGTCAAATGCCTAAACCCAGAACATGAAGATAATAACCCTAGTTTTCGAATTGATAGAATGAGTGGTGCCGCCCATTGTTTTAGTTGTGGGTTTAAAACTAACATCTTTAAATATTTTGGTGTATTTACTAATCCTGTGCCACTTAGGATTGCTAATCTTAAAAAGAAACTACAAGAACTTAATACAAAACGAGAAGTAGATATACCACTAGGGCATACACCCTGGACTAAACCTTTTCGTGGTATTAGTAGCCAAACACTAAAACATTTTGATGCATTTTATACCAATCAAGTAGAAAAATTACAAGATCGTATAGTATTTCCTATACGAGATGTAACTAATGAAATCAAGGTATTTGTAGGTCGCCATACACTAAGTAATGTAAATCCTAGATATATTAACTATCCTAGCGGCGTGCAACTACCATTATTTCCTAGTTACCTAGAGCAACCTAGTCGTAGTATCGTTCTAGTAGAGGGCGTATTTGATATGCTTAATCTTTATGATAAAGGAGTTAAAAATGCAGTCTGCTGTTTTGGCACAAATACACTACAAAATACTACAAAGCAAAAACTCTTACCATTTAAAGCACAAGGTGTTACGAACATATACATCTTATTTGACGGCGATGAAGCAGGCGAAAAAGCAGCACGTCAGCTTAAGCCAACGCTAGAAGATGACTTTATAGTGGAAATAATTAAACTGCCAGATGGTGTTGATCCTGGCGAATTAGATCAGTTTGATGTAATGAGCATAAAAGAGTATATTCAATGAAAATTGCCGTAATTGACAAAGCACCTAACCGTACAAGATATAGTGATTATTTTAACTTTGATTTTGAACACTTTCACATGAGTTCAAAACCTATTACAAAATTACTAAAAAAAGATGTCGACTTAGATATTGATACCGATCTCTACGATTTAGTGATCTTGGTAGGCGCTGAGGCGGCTAAAGAGTATGCTAAAATTACTAGTGTAACTAACTATGCCGGTCAACTAGTAAATGAAAAGTTTATACCTATCAGTAACCCTGCAATGTTGGCATTTAAGCCAGAAGGCAAGCCTGATTTTGAGCGTGCACTAGACAAAATACATAAGCATATAAATGGCGAAACTCGTGGTGTTAAAACTGGTGATTTTAAGGGTATTGATAATGAAGCAGAAGCACTAGCTTTCTTCCAAGAAGTACTAGACAACGCACAAGGTATTGTTGCTGTAGACACAGAAACAACTGGTCTTTATCCGCGCGATGGGTATGTACTCGGCATTAGCATTAGTTATAAACCAAATCACGGTAGATATATTAGCTGTGATTGTATTGGTGAAAGTACGTTTAAGCTATTGCAGGAAATTTGTACACGTTTTACCGTAGTGTTTCATAATATGAAATTTGACTATAAAATGCTTAAATATCATCTTGACCTAGAATTTGATCGCACTAAAGTACACGATACTATGGTTATGCACTATGTACTAGACGAAACAGATGGTCACGGCCTAAAAGACTTAGCACTAAAGTACACAGACTATGGCGACTATGATGCTAAACTGGATGAATTTAAGAAGGAATATTGCCGTCAACACGGTATACTCAACGAGAACTTTACCTACGACTTAATACCATTTGACATTATCAGCGAATATGCTAGTATAGATACAGCAGTTACACTAGAACTATTTAACAAGTTTTGGCCTATTGTACAAAAGAATGACAATTTGCGTAAAGTATACACAGAAATATTAATTCCAGGTACACTATTCCTAATGGACATGGAAGAAGTAGGTATTCCTATTAGCCGTGAACGTATGCAACTAGCAGACGCCTATCTCTCAACTAAGATTGAAGAAGCTAAACAGCATATTTATACTTTTGACGAAGTAAAACAATTTGAGATACATAACTGCAAGCAGTTTAACCCTAATAGTGTTATACAGTTGCGTAGTATCCTATTTGATTATCTAGGATTAACACCCACTGGCAAAAAGACTGGCACAGGTGCGATTAGTACTGATGCAGAAGTCCTAGAACAATTAAGTGAAGAACATGAACTTCCTAAAGCGATATTACAAGTACGTAAACTATCCAAAATCCAGAATACATATATACACAAGATACTTCCTGAGCTTGATAAAGATGATAGGATTCGTACTAATTTTAATCTTATCTTTACCACTAGTGGTCGTCTTTCTAGTAGTGGGAAGTTTAATGCACAACAAATCCCCAGAGATGACCCGATCATCAAAGGCTGCATCAAAGCTCCACAAGGATACAAAATAGTTAGTCAAGACTTAAGAACTGCTGAGATGTATTATGCTGCTGTGCTGTCAGGTGATAAAAATCTACAAAAAGTATTTACAGATGGTGGAGACTTTCACAGTAGTATTGCTAAAATGGTGTTTGACTTACCCTGTGATGTAGAGCAGGTAAAGAAAATTTATCCAGATATGCGTCAAAGTGCTAAAGCTATTAGTTTTGGTATTTTATATGGCAGTGGAGCTGATAAAGTCAGTGTTACAGTTACTAAAGCAACAGGCCAGCATTATCCAGTAGATCGTGCCCGTGATGATATTAAACAGTATTTTACAACTTTTAAGAAATTAAAGCAGTGGTTAGACACTCGCAAGGACTTTATTCAACAGAATGGATATACTTACTCGTTTTTTGGCCGAAAAAGACGGCTTCCTAACGTATTCAGCAGTGACAAAGGAATCGCAGCCCACGAAGTACGAAGTGGTATTAATTCAGAAATCCAATCGCTGGCAAGTGACGTTAACTTACTCGGAGCTATTGGAACTGCTAGAGAAATTGTCGAGCGCGGACTTGACGCAAGAATCTTCATGCTTGTCCATGACTCAATCGTGGCACTTGTTAAGACCGAGCACGTAGAACAATATTGTAGTATACTACAAAAGAATACACAGTATGATTGGGGCTGTAATATTGCGGGCTACCCAATTGGTGTAGACCAAGACATTGGAGATGACTATAGCTTTGGACATTTTGAGGAAACCTACAACATTACAGAATATAGTTTGGCCCGTATTTAGACTAGGCGAACGTGAGCCGCAACAACTAGGCGGCTTAGTGTTTTATACTAAACAATACTTAGACTTAGAACAGGTAAAATTTACTGATACGTATAGAATAGTAGACGATAAAAATATCGATAAACCAACACTAGGCCTACGCAGACTACAAATTGGTGAAAAATTATTTTATATAGGTACAGCAATATATTTTTTACAGGATGTAATAAAGTTATCAAAATCAACTACTTGGTTTATTGACACAGAGGGTAAAGTTTTTCAACATAAAAAATCTACGCGCGCCAAGCTAGAAACATACAGGATCAAACAAATATTTCCTGCGCAGGGCATAGGGTGTGTACTAGAAGTATATGGTCTAGCTGAGCGATTTAAAAGCCTACAAGTACCAAAAGAAACAGAACCTTATTGTGGAATATTAACTTATTATGGCAGCAATTTATTATATGGATATTATAGTGAACCAATTAAACCTACTTGGAGGCTAGTGTGAAAGCTATTATTAGTAATAGAATTTACATGGACAATCCAGGCAGTGCTGCTAGTAAATTTATTATGAATACACTTACCTACAAAATACAGAAGAATACTGGTAGCAAAAAGTTTGTTAGTGTAGAAACTATTAAAAACTATAAAAGTTTTAGTGGTGGTATATTAAGTGTACCACAAGGTCGCACAGATCTAATACCAGACGGCTATAGCCTAGTTGATAAGCGAGTTACTGTGCCAGTGCCTTTTCCTACACCTAAATATCAACTTAGATCGGATCAGCAAGAAGTCTATGATCAAGTTACGGATACTTGCTTTATTAATGCGCTACCAGGCTGGGGAAAAACATTCACTGCCTTACATATCGCACATAAATGGGCACAAAAAACACTAATAGTAACTCATACTACTGCACTGCGTGATCAATGGCGTGAGGAGATTGAAGCATTATTTGGCATAGCACCTGGTATAATAGGCAGTGGTAATTTTGACATAGAAGATCACTTTATTGTAGTTGGTAATGTGCAGAGTATAGTAAAAAATCTAAGTAAACTTGGCAAAGAATTTGGTACGATAATCTTAGACGAAGCACATCACTGCCCTGCTACAACCTTTAGTCAAACTATAGATAGCTTTCACAGCAGATATAGGCTAGCACTTAGTGGCACTATGCAACGCAAAGATGGTAAACACGTAATATTTCAAGACTATTTTGGCACTACAGTATTTAAACCTGAACAAGCCAATACTATTAATCCAGTAGTACACTTAGTAAAAAGTAATATTACACTAAAGCCCAATGTGCCCTGGGTAGAGAAAATTAATGAATTAACGCAAAATGACTATTATAGAAAGTTTATTGCTGGTATTGCTAGTTATCATATTATGGCAGGCCATTCCGTACTGGTAGTTGCAGATCGTGTCGAATTTTTAGAAAAGGTAAAAGAATATGTTGGAGAAACGTGTTTGTTGGTTACTGGCAACACCAGCTTTGAAGAACGGCAATATGCAAAAGAGCAAATCCTTAACAAACAAAAAATGTGCATTGCTGGTAGCAGACAAATCTTTAGTGAAGGAATCTCAATCAACATACTCAGCTGCGTTATCCTAGCAGTACCAATGAGTAATGATAGTTTACTAGAACAAATTGTAGGCAGAATAATGCGCGAACATCCAGGCAAACTGAATCCTATAGTAGTAGACGTTCAATTTAGCGGCTGGGCTGATAAAAAGCAAAATAATGATAGGCTTGGCCTGTATATGAAAAAAGGCTGGGAAATAGTATCGGTATAGAAATTTTAACTTGCACTGGTATGTGTATTGTGGTATAATATATTATGAATCAAAAAAGTTCTCTAAAGTTTAACCTTGAAAAGCTAGAAAAACTAGCCAAAGGTGATCCAATTAAATTAGTTGAATTACTAGAAACATATTACAAAGGATTTAATAATAAATTATCAGGCACTAGTTATTTGCTAGCACCAGATAAATTATTTTTTGATCATACCACAGACGTACTATTTAAATCGCAGTATATACAGCTAGCGGCACGTAGAAGTTATCAGCAGTATAAAGATTTAGGTTACAAACATTTAGACTTAAGTTATTATCCAGACCTAAAAATTGACGCACTAAAATACAATCCGCTAATAACAATTAACAACAACAAATTATATTTCAAATACGAGGAATAAATGGCACTTAGCTTTAAACAAACTAAAGGTAAAGCAGCTACAAACAAAGTAGAAACTTACGAATACAAAGACGGCGAAAATACTGTTAGACTAGTTGGCGGAGTTTTGCCACGTTATATTTACTGGACTAAAGGCACTAATGATAAGGATATTCCTATTGAGTGCTTGGCCTTTAGCCGCGAAAAAGAAAAGTTTGACAATTTAGAAAAGGATCACGTACCTGACTACTATCCTGATCTAAAATGCAGCTGGAGCTACTCTATTAACTGTGTCGATCCTAAAGACGGTAAGGTTAAAGCACTAAATCTTAAAAAGAAATTGTTTGAACAGATTCTTACAGCAGCAGAAGATTTAGGTGATCCCACAGACTATGATACAGGCTGGGATGTAGTATTTAAGCGTCAAAAAACTGGCCCACTTGCATTTAATGTTGAATATACACTACAAGTATTACGTTGCAAGCCTCGCGCTCTTACACCGGCAGAAAGAGCTGCTGCAGATAGTGCACAAAGCATTGATGAAAAATTTCCAAGACCTACAGCAGATGAAGTTAAAGCTCTCTTAGAAAAGATTACCACAGCTAACTCTGAAGGCGATGATCTAGACGAAAGTCAAGCCGAAGCTATCAAAGAACTAGGTTAATAACAAGGCCCGGTAATTTAGGTTACTGGGCCATTATTTTTGAGAAATCAATGAAAGTACTATTTTGTGCAGATATACATATAAAATTAGGTCAAAAGAATGTACCACAAGATTGGGCCAGAAATAGATACAATTTATTGTGGCAGCAATTAGCTGAGCAACAAACCAATGCCGACTTATTTGTTATCGGCGGTGACGTATTTGATAAATTGCCTAGCATGGAAGAGCTGGAAATATACTTTGACATGATCGGTCACTGTAATATCAACACTATTATATACAGCGGCAATCATGAAGCAGTTAAAAAATCTACAACATTTTTAACTAATCTAGCTAAGGCCACTAATCGAATGAATCGAAAGGTTATTATAGTAGATGACTACTACAGTGACTATGGTATTGAGTTTGTTCCCTATAATAAACTAAAAGATTTTGAGCAAAGTAATCCTTGGCCTGAAGGCGGCGAAATATTATGTACGCATGTTCGTGGTAGTATACCTCCACATGTAACGCCAGAAGTAAATCTAGATATTTTTAGTGGTTGGGATGTAGTCTTAGCCGGAGATCTACACAGTTACGAAAACTGTCAACAAAATATCTTATACCCAGGCAGTCCAATAACTACTAGTTTTCATCGTCAACCTGTTGATACAGGTGTAATATTATTAGATACAGAAACACTAAAACATAACTGGATCAGACTAGAACTGCCACAATTAATACGTAAAACTGTTGGTGTAGGAGACCCTAAACCGCCAACACCTTATCATCATACAATTTATCAAGTTGAGGGTGACCTGCAGGAGTTGGGCGAATTAGAAGATAACGAATTAATAGATCGTAAGGTGATCAAGCGCACAAGTGATGTGCAATTAATGTTAGATAGCGAAATGCCACTACTAGAAGAAGTGCGTGAGTATTTACGCTATATACTTAATCTACCTGAAACAACTATTGAGCGTGCTGCGGTTGAGGTTCAAAATTACCTAGACAGGATAGAAAGTGAATGAATATCATCCTAATATGGTTTATGTGGCTAGAATAATTAGTGAACGTAGTTGTGGCGATCAGGAGCGTTGGTTTGACTACTATGATGAAGCAGAAAACATAATACTATTAGTAGAACAACTGGGATTTTTAAACAAGAAAAAGTTTTGGAAAAATGATAACAATTAAAGAACTACGATGGAGCAATTGTTTTAGTTATGGAACTGGTAATGTTATCAATTTCGTAAAAGCTCCACTAACACAGCTAGTAGGTAAAAATGGCCATGGTAAAAGTAGTATAGCACTTATACTAGAAGAAGTACTATTTAATAAGAATACTAAGGGCATTAAAAAGGCCGACATACTCAACAGGTATATCAAAGACAAAAGCTATACTATTGAACTAGACTTATCTCGTGATGATAATGATTATACTATTAAGTGTGTGCGTGGTACGCAACAAACAGTTAAACTATTAAAAAATGGTCAGGATATCAGTGCTCATACGGCTACACAAACTTATAAGATTATTGAAGATATTATTGGTATAGATCATAAAAGTTTTGCACAAATAGTTTATCAAAGTAATGCTAATAGTTTAGAATTTTTAACTAGTGCTGATACTGCGCGTAAAAAGTTTCTTATAGAAATCTTAAACTTAACTAAATATACTCGTGCAAGCGAAATATTTAAACAAGTATCACTAGATCTTGGCAAAGAAATCGGTGAGTGTCAAGCTAAAATAACTACGGTAAATAATTGGCTAGACAAGTACGAAAAAAGTGATTTAAGCATAAAGAACTTTCACCAGGTACCTAACCTAGACAGTGAGTTACCCAAACAGGTAGCAGAACTCGAACTAGAAATTGCTGGCTTGGATAAAACTAATCGTAAAATAGTACAAAATAATAGTTATCGTCAACAATTAAATAGTATTGAATTATTAGTGCCTAGTCCTGATAGAGTTGATCGCGACAAAATCAAGCAACTAC